TCGTTTGGCAATTGTTTTGCTGCCTGCAGGGTTCCAATACAACTTGCGTCCATATATTACGTTCGGTCCAATAATAGAAACCATTGAATTCTCTGATACACGTTCACGAAGTCCAATTATACCCGCTATACCGTAACCCTGTAACGTTCCTGGATCCGATGTATTAGCAGTATTACCGAGGTAGATTGTGTAAGATTGGACAGCTCTACCGGTTGCAATACGAGTGAGTGTTCTGAGCAACTGCATTGCTTCTAAAGCAGCGTATATAATCTGAGTGGATTGACCGAACAGCATCCGAACACGGAAAACATGTTGTTTTGCAAACGATACTCGACCGCGCTGAAATCTATCAACAGGTCGATTGTTTATAAAAATGTTGGTAGCTTTGTTATCGATCTGTTCTTGAGCAGCAAGTTCGCAATCGGCAATCTGCAGAATGGCATCGCTAACATCCTGTAGCAATATCTTATCCATATCAAGGATCAAATGTGTTTTTAAAGCCGTCGCTTTTTTAGTTGGATGTTTTCGTAAGTTGATTCTACATGTTGCCATTATTCGAACCTTTTGCCGATTTTGACTTTTGCCATTCCCTAAGCTCGTTATCCACTACATTAATAACATCAAGATAAAATTCTCTATTATATACACTGTGACAAGAACACCAAAGATAGATATTATCCCACGGTATATTACCGTCTTGATTTCGGCTACTTGTTACATCCTTGTAACAATCCAATATAGCAACCAGGACAATATCAAGAGATGGGCATCTGTCATAAATATTGACCTTTTGGATCAACAATTTTTTAGCATGATCACCCCATTCATCTCTCCATTTAAGATGATCAGCTATTCTTTTCCCGAGTCTTGCGCTTCCCCTCTTGCGAAATTACTAAACTTGGCACTTTGTTCTCGAACGATATCAAATATCTCAGGCGACACTGTGAACAACTCGAAACAATTTTCCTTACTGAACGGTATATCCTTTTTAGATTCGTCCTTAAATCCACGCCAACCGACCACAATTGACTCAGCATACACCTTCTTCATTAAGTCATTGGCTTCATCATCACTTAATGATAATTCGCCTGTGGCTTTTGTATGCGGTTTGAATAGTCTCCCCATAACAGACTTATATTTACGATTCGACGACCCGGCACGTGTTATTGTGATAAATCGAGCGTTTCCAAACGATAAATCGATACCATCATTTTCTGCCTTTTCATCAGACTTATAATCATCTATATTTGCAAAGTTGCCCATCTCTTCAATCCTCTCTTTTAATTAAAATTAATATTGGCGTGTGTTCATTACAACTGTTGTCGGCGGTGTTAATGTATTATCTAACAATGCCTGGACTGTTACAGCATTAACAACATCGGTACCCGTGCCCCCAGCAACAATTGTTTCCGAAGCAATTTTACCTTTGGGTATAACGAATGCGTAGTGATCAGAACCCGTGTCGTCACCGATGGTGAATTCTATATCAACAAATCCCTGATTCAAAAATTCTTCCATAATATCGTTCGTATTGAAAAATATCGTCATCGCAACGGTTGCATCAAAACGACCAAGCACGGTTTCTTTATTACCCAATGTACCCAAACATTGAATACCGCGAACATTACCACTCATGGTCAACACGATATCAGTAACACAACTTGCACCAATAGCCGTTGCTAATGTTCCACCTACATTGTCAAGAACAATGTTCTGAACTTCAGGTGCACGTAATACATTGAACGAAGCAAGTGCTGGGTAAGTAGCTAGCGTAGGTTCTACAGTTGCGGTATCTGCATCAACTTCTTTACCGATAATCGCGATCGATGCCGAAACTTCAGCACCGGCATTCATTGTCATTGTCAAACTATTGACAACGCAGCCCTGGTAAATATGATAAATGAAATTACCAGGTGACGCAGGATCTGGTAATACTTTCATTAAAGTGAACGATTTCTTCGTACTTTCGACACTTAATGTCCAAGCAGGCGCCCCGACAATATCGATGTCACTTGCAAAAACAGATTCCATAATCAAATCGAGAGCAGGTGTTCTTGCCACTTCAATTTCAAGGTTACCACTAACATCCAACCCGGTTAACACGTTATCGAGAACTTGTCGTTCTGGATTAAGCGTATTCGACTGCGTTGTTGTCGCGTTAGGTGCTAACGATTCAGAAACAACAGGCATTTCTAAAAACACTGGGCTGTCTGGAACAACACCGTACACTGTTTCTTCTACAATATAGATTCCAACTTGATCTGAACTAACTGGCATGATAATTACCTCTTCTTAAATTAAATATAATTGTCAAAAACATAACTTAAATTAGTCGAACTGGCATACCACCTACCGTCAGATTCTTCACCAATCTCAGGTGGCGACACTTCTATAATTTTAATTTTCGCGGAAGGATCAATCCAATCTCGAAAAAACGTCCTAACTGATTCAATTAATACAATAACGGTATCTGATCCGGAACCTGCTTTAATATAAACAATTGGTACAATAATACCCGTTTCTCGTCTGCATGCAACCGCTCCTAATGATACACGAGCTTCATCAATCCCTATATAATCAATGGTTGACCACTGATCAGGCAACCCGGTTCTATCGGGTTCCTCATTATCAACCTGTTCTAAATTCAGCCCAGGGAACGCCGCTACAAAAGCCAGTTCAAATGCATCTCTAACTACTTTGCTTGACATTGGATGCTACCCTTTGGCCTGCGGTTTATACAGAATAATCGTCCCATCTGCACCTTTGTCAACCGAATTAACATCGATCAGTGCATACGTTACACCGTTACCGGCCACAATTTCATCATATTTTTCCGGTGGTTTTGAAAGTGTCGTCGCATCTATCAGAAATTTAACCCCACCTTGTGCAAAATCTCCAACCAAATCATCCTGTTTTAATTTTCGACGAAGAACTTTGAAAACCTCATCAGGCGAATTATCGAAAAATTTATAAGTTATTATCTCTCCAAGCTGAATCAATACACGGGTACCCTCGATCATGGCGTCTTTAATTTCAGTTGTAGGAAGAGTTATCGTAACCATTAAATAATACCGATTGCACGATCACTTTTATACCGATCAAGTAAACCGACATATGCTTTAAGTTCTTCCGGTACACCGGTCAACCGATCTACCCCGGTGTATGATACTGCCGAACCGCTTGTGCCGAATTCTACGGTACCTAGATCAACCATGGATACTTTCTTAATCTCACCTAGTTCCGTTGCACCAGCAGCCACACCCGCAGCGTAGCGATCTGTTAATACTGTATTAAACATTACCTGTAATTCTAATGGGATAGTTGTGTAACCGGAAATATATTGAACTGTTATACGTTTAGGTTGTGTACCGGTAAAACTAATACCTTCCCCTGAATAATGCATTAACCCGAGATCGTAATCAATATCGAAATCATCATCTGGGGTAGGAACCGCTATCCCATCATTATCAACAGATTCAATCGATATAATCGGCCAGTTATTTAATGATAAAAACGAGCCTTCCGGACGAAACAGTATTTGGGAATATTCGGCGTGACGTAAATCACGTTGCAGATAGGCGAGTATCATTGCATCAATAGCATCGATCATTCCTTGAACTTCAGTATCGTCACCAGGCGAAATTGTACCAAGTAAGGTATGTGCATCGGCCAATGTTATCCATTCGTTGAAAACTTGTATTAATGACATAATAAACTCTCACCTGTACGAACACCAATCAATACTTCCGATAATTCTTTAATGATAACAACATTCCCAAAATACTTTTTCATAGTAATTTCATCCATTTGAAGATGCCCAATAGTCCTCGTCTCGCCAGCGAAAAAACCAAACAGAAAAACAGAAAGGAAAGTAATAACCAGTACGCTAAAGTCTTTAAAGTGCTGCCATAAATCATTCATTTAGTTTTTCAACAATGCACGCCTTATAAGACGCCTCAGCAGCATCACCAGCTAATCTAACACATTCCCCAATACCCTTATCGCAAGCCTCATAAGATGATTCTGCAAAATCACCTGCAATACCAAGACAATCCTGTACCTCTTTCGGGTCGTCTTGTAATAATACCAGAGTGCCGGCACAACTCGTTAACAACAGTAAAGCTAAAATAGTTAACGTTTTCATAATAACTCCCCCCGGGGTGATTTAACTTTATATATCGCCTTTTCTTTGTGCGCTATAACCATCCCCACATTTTCCTGCGTTAAGTTGTTATCATTTTCTCTCGCTGTTTCGTTCAGAGCGTGCATAAATTCATCATACACCTCAGATAATACCGCATGCGAGCGTTTAAGCAACCATACAGCCATTTTAACCAGCACTGGCTTAAAGAACGTTAATATTGATTTCCAGCTCATTTTATACCCCTTTCAAGATGATCCAGTCTTTTTTCAACAACCGCATGAAACTTTCTGCAATTACTCATTGACTCTTTTATATGCGTTAACTCGTTTGCAGTGATTCCATCTGTAACCAACATTTCAGTAATTGACATATTGAGCGATTTAACTGATTCATTAATGCTGCTCATAGATTGAGTGACCACGGTACCAAAAATTCCGCCTCCAAGAATAAGTAAGGCAAGTAATATATTTGTCGTCGTAATCCCTCTCTCAGCAGGCTTGTCTCTTGTTGAATATTCTTTTTCAGCCACCGGGCCACCGTCCAGTTAATTCATACAGGTTTTTGTTCTTCTGAAACGCTTTATCTCTCTTATCATTAAAAATAATTGTTAAATGTTCATTATGTTTACCTTCATGTTTTAGAGCAACATCGCACATCGGTAACGCCTGCATAAGTTCATCAGCAATCAAATGCTTAATATGGTGCTGTGTAACATGTTTTGTAAGATAATCCCTTGCCAGACCAATACCATGCAAAGTTTTGCCGTCAGGTTCTTGCATAGCTTTTATAACGACACAGGTGTACTGGTGTTTATTAAACCAACTACACACCGTGTTATGAATATCATTCATTTCACTGCGCGTTCCATATAGTTTTACGCCTTTCTTAAAAGTATTCATGTCGCACCTTTTCGATTACGATTTGATCTTTTGCTAAATGTAAATGTTATATATTCTATGTTGAACCGTATTTAAAACTTTAAACATTAGTCTTGGATCTTTTTGCCATAGAGAGCTATGTCCACACACCTGTATCATCTGGAAATGAGTGATACTGCATTATTGTCGTTGCATCCTCTTCACTTACCCAGTCATCAGGTAAGATAATCGTTCTTTCAACAAACGCAGTTTCATTTTCAATATGCTTCACATTACTTTAAACTCCGCCCGTTTATCATCCTGTGTGGTATAAAAATCATGCACAAATTCATTATGATGTATCAATGTACTAATTAACGCATCACCGGTTTGATGGGTTCCATGTTTATCATTTAACAGCGGCACCGACTGATACAGATACCGTGAATTACCAGGTAGTCTCCAGGTATTCGTATAAGAACCCCATTTAAAATACGCGCTATCGGAATCCTCAAATAACGTTGGCCCGTTATATACAAACTCAGGTTTACCATCTAAATAAAACAGACAATACCCATCGGTCTTAGACCAACGAGTTTCGAGTCCTATTTTAAACTGTGTGCCTGCTTCTGGTTTCATTTGTTCATTCCATCGTACATTGATGGTTTATACGTAATTGGTTTTAAAGTATGATAATCGACTCCAAGATATTCACATATTTTTCTACCATATTTTTCAGGTATTTCACGAATATCTTTATTATTTGTTAAATCGTTATAATACAATACAAGACAATCATTATTTTTTATAAAATTTTCCAGAATTTTTTGATTTTCGCTTGCATGTATTAATTTACGATTGGGATTTGCTATTAACTCCTTTTCTAATAAAAGAGGTTCTGTGAAGTGTTTTGATGTTGTTTTTTGCCAGGACAAATCACGATCCTTTGGACTTCTAACAAGAACAATATATTTTTTAGCATTTGGGACACAAAATGCCACGTGTACAATTTCAATATTATAATCCTCACCTTCATTATATAATTCTCTTTTAAGACCAAATATCTCACCGCCACAAGTTAATGCAGGATGGGAGTTTAATGCAGTACCTAGCATGTGACACCCTGATCTTGGCAAACCAACTATCTGACAAAACATATTAAGTAAACGCACTCAATACTGAAGAAACACCACGATTAGGGTTTGCTTGCATCCATTCCAAACCCTCTCTAACGATAAGCATATTTCCTGCTGTAGTTAAATCATCAGGTGTTGGCATTTTATAAAGCCCGTACCAAGGAGATGCTACTGTTGGAGCAAGAAAGTCATCATCAATGTTCCAACTTCCACTCATTGTTAAAGTTCCATATTCATTTGGACCATCTTCATGCCATACTTGTACGCCGCCTTGAAAAGACACAGCAAACCGCTTACATTTTGTTTGATCTATTGGATCGTAATATAAACCCATAGCCACAACTTGATCAGAAACATCCGGATTACCGATTGCTGGGAATCGAGCATATTTACTTGAACCTGGCGGATCATTTTTTACCTGTGTTATCCCACACTTATTTGTATTTGAAAAGAAAAAACCATTATTATAATAATAATATTTTTCCCCACCAAGAGATAATGCTCCACCAGTACCGGCTAATTTTACAACAGCTATAAACATGGTATTTTCTATGGGGTCTATAGCTCTTAAATTAGCAGACATAGATAATTCAACTGAGCCAGCAGGGCAAAATATTGATCCATCACCATTAACAGACCAAGCACCAGATGACAACAACATGTTCCTATCTGCTTGATCAGACAATAATGTTAGTGGTGGCTGTATACCTTTATAGCTAAAAGAGCTAACACAACTAGGAACCACCTGTGCTGCCTGCGAAAATCTTAAATCATTAAATAAAGCCAGTTCATTAAGTCGCAACCCGGTATCTTCCAGACCTGAATCCTGCTTAGTAGCTCCAATTATTTCATCCCCTCTCAAATCTCTTGTGGAATCCACATCATATGCTTCTTTATATGTTTTACTCATATCATCAATTCTCTCTAATGCAGAGGTTGCACCATCTGCAGTTTGTCTGAATACAGCAGCAGGTGTCTTTACGCTATCCTCAGTATAAAAATAATAATGTAGTTCTATTGGATCTAAATCAACGCGCACATCTAATCGTACCGATGACCATTCTCCGCCTTTTGCAAATAAATTTTTAAGTGTTGTCCCATCATGCCCCTCATCTTCTACTAATTGAGTATACCCATGAAGGCCTGATGTATTAATCGTTCCTACATATAAAGAGTCAAATAACTCTGTTAGTAATCCGCCACTTGATCTTCTGTGTTGATGCCACATACCTAAATGCATATCACCATGCATGCACATAAACTTACCGACTGAACCATTTGTATTTTCATTATCCATTATGGATTTAACAACGTTACCAGATTCACTAAACCAAGGTTCGTACTCATGGGGTACATGATCGCTTAATGCATGTTGTGCTCCCATTGAAATTTCCGCTCCAAATGGGGTAATTGGGTAACGAATACCATACATCATCATCAAGATTTTAAATGGTTTTGTATTATCAAATGAAGTTAATACATCATCTATTTGCTTAGGACCGTAAACCATGTCTGCTAAACTCATTTCTGTAACAGGATCAGTATAGTCGGTAGACGTGCTCCCTGCCATCCCTCCTGTACCATTTACAATACCATCGGGTGCTATGATTTGTACTGGACCATAGGTTACATCATAGTTTAGCGGATTAATTACACGATCTGTTCCAGCATTCTGCACAATGTGCGGCGGTTGTAAAGGTTCTACAAATAATTCTTGTATATGTCTTCCTGTTTGGTATTTTTGTAAACCATCACCTTGAGAATCCTTATCCCATCCTTCATCGTTTGAATATTCCCAGTCACCAGGACAACGTATAAAATTAGCATTTTGCATTACATATTGACAATGCTCTCCAGAAAACGAACGAATAGATTTATCACCACCATTGTAAATCTCAGAATCCCAGTTAGTTGGAACTGTGTTTTTATATCCTGTAAGATTTAGATAATTAAACCACGCCACAGCGCCCATATACTCACCACCAGAACCTATAGCATAACCTGAGTATTTGTCATATTGAGCAAGACCTGTTCTATCAGCGTCTCCGCCAGCGTAATCATTAAACGCATCATCTGCTTGAGCACATAAATAACCATAGTCGTCTAAGTGCATAACTGAAACTAAAGGAAATACGTCAGCTTTCATATATTCAGCGATAGTTTGGAAGCCGCCATTGGCCCAACCTATTGCGGAGGCTGCCCCTGCCCCTGCATGGCAACCAACAAACCATAATGTAAATGGATCAGTACCATCGTCAGCAGGCTTTGTCATAAAGCTGCCCGTATTTGTATCACTGCCTGTTTGCGTTAATGTCCAATTATATTTAGTAAATGTGGACAAGCCAGATACGGTAAAACTATATATATAACCAGCCTTTGCAGGATATGGTCCGAGTTCTGGAAATGATTCCCATGTTGCTTGTGGTATAGCTGATATATCAGAGCCGACTTCAACCCATTCTGTTGCACCTGTAATCTGGTAATTAGTACCGTTTACGTTTAAATTCGCATCAGCGTTGGATAATGATGCAGCAAGTACTAAACACGTAGTTTCAGTGGCATACCCCGATATGAGGGCAATATCGACTCTAGGTGTAAATGTTTCGTCAGCCCAAAGCATTATGAAATCAACCAGTCGCCCAAGCCATCAGCAGTGTTCCATTCCCCAACGCCAGATGCAGTCAACCATTGATTTGTCGGTTGCCCAGGAGACACAGGGTCACTTATAACAGTTCTAACGATTGATCTTATTATTGATTGTAAAATATTCATTAGTCAGCGTATCCAATTTTAAACGGGACAGTGAATCCTGTTATCGAAGCAGATAGCCTTACACCTTGACCACATGCAACTCGCAACGATTTTCCAGCTAGCATTGCACCACTGTCGTACGGATTAAAAGTTACGTCCTCATCAACCCAACCAATTGTTATCACAGCTCCACCAATCGCAGCGGGTACGTAAATACTAACTTCATCCTGACGAGTAATGTGATCAATGGTTAAAAGAGTGACACCGTTGCCTGTTATTTCAGTTTGTTTCATAATAAGTATCTCTTTTTTATTTAACTATAAATTTATCATCCAATCATATTTATACATTTCTAACAACCAACGCGCTAGTCAGTCGCTCCTTTCTCATACACATGACCGATTAGTGACATCGATGGCTGTCATGATTGAACCCACACATCAATTTTATTTATATTATACTGCATCAACTAACAAGGTGGCCCATTTATCAATTGTGCCGCTGTATTCACATCGAAAGTATCGTTCGATACCTATATCCGAATGTATAATAACAATCTGACCATCACAAGGCTCTTTTATCAAATCGTCTATTTCTTTACGGGTTATTGCCGGACTAAGCATATTTTTTGTATAAATATAATCCGATTTGCTACTTAAACCACGAGAACCAGTTTTACCAATTTCACCAGGGTCACCTTTTTCACCACGCGCTCCTGTTTTACCATTCGGACCACGTTCACCAGTAGATCCTTTCATACCTTTGGGACCACGCATAGTGAGGACCTGCCAATCGGCACCCTCTTCACCAGGTACTTTTTCTGGTTTATCTTTAGTAGCAACCCATCGACAACCATCCTTCATAATTGAATCAAGATGATCATAATCAACTAAGTCCTGATAAGCACCATTCAGATAACGTATGGTCGGCACAGGAATAAACAATCTGTGAATGTTGCCCAATGAGTCGTGGATACCTATAATCGTTTCTACGCCATTAGAGTGATCATGGAGCTTCGTTACTTTGTAGAAACTGGATGCTACGCAAACCCAATCATCAGAATCGACAGTTGGTTCGTCAGCAGTTAAGCATTTAGCTTGCCAAACACCACCGAGATTGCGAACAATAACACTTTGGCCATATTCAACACCAGGTACCCATTGTTTCGACCGGTTAAGCATCTGCTTATCTGCAGACAACATTTTATTAACATCGCCAACCATGGTTAACTTGGCTTCAGAATTACGTTCGGCAAGATCACACTGATAACTACCGAAACTTATATCTAAATCTTTTTGTAAATCTTCTCCAAATTCAGAAATAGTTTTCTTGATAAGTTCATTGCGAATAACATCGCCTTCAACAAGTGATAATCTAATTTCAGCGAATTTTGTATCTATTTTATCAGATGATAAAAAACTTTCATTTTTAAGTTCTGAAAATTGTTCAGACAAACTAGTTGATATAGTTTCGACACTTTCCAGCATTAATGAATTCGATTTACTAAGGCTTATCAAATCATTAGAATATTTTATTAATGATTTTGCTAATTCGTCAGCATGTTCATTAACATAAGATAATTCTTCGTAAAGATCATCAGAAACACCTTTTATTTTTTTATCACACTCAGCGATTTTTTCATTAGACTTGTCAATGCATTCTGATATAGAAGTAATAACAGCAGACGACACCTCCATATCACATCGAATACCGGAGATTAATTCTTCAATTTCTACATCAACATCGTTAAGTGCATCAAATTTCGCATGCATGCCATTACTAATAGAAGCAATATCTTCGCTGCAACCAACAATACTAGATTTTAATTTCGATACACGTTCATCAAATTTAGCAATATCACTTAATATATTTTGAAACGACGTGGCTTGCTCATTATTTTTATTTTCGATTTCTTCAGAAATGTTTTGTATAGCATCGTCTATTTGTTTATTTAAACCGGATATGCGATCAGACAATGCTTCATCATTACCAGCAACATCGTCAGTTATGTGACAAAGCGATTCATTTACTTTTACAATATCAGCGACGATATTGCCGAATGTTTCGCTTACTAATACATCAGCATTATCACGTTCTTCCGTTAATTCTTTCAAACCAACAGCTAATGCATTTATGTTTTCGTTCGAATCAACTATCTCCGAAAGCTCAAGCATTGCACCTTTCAATGAATCAATATCGATATGAACATTGCCAAAACGTTCAGTTGCTTCTAACCCCATAGTTAATGAAAAATCTTTACATGAACTTTCAATATCAGATAATTGTTTAACAAGTTCAGCAATTTCAGTTTTAAAGGTGGTTTGTGTTTTATCAAGATCATCTAATAAACCAACTACATCATCAACATTATTTCCGTGCACGATGAAACGTTCATCAACGTCATCACCAATTAATTTCAATGTTCTGTCTGAATGATGTTTGGCTAATTCATTTGCAGTCTTTACAATTAAACCAAGCAATGCTTTATTTACTTTTTCGTTCACGCTGCCTTTGCCTCAAGTGTTTTTTCAGCAAGATAATTAGTCATTTCGAGAATAACCTTTTCGTCATCTTCTTCGGTCATATTATCATCAGACGAAGTTCCGTTATCCACAGGCTTATCAACATCTTCACCCAACATATCAATAGGCCAATTCTGACGTTGCATATATACTTTATCACCGCCAGAGACAGGTTTACGATTTTCAAACTCACGGCCTTCGTTGGGTGTCAAAATACCACCGGCAACACCTTTACTAAGTGCTTCCATACGAGTTTTCAAATCAGAACGCATCATGCCACTTTCTAAATCAAATAAAATATTCTCATCAACTTTAATTGCAAAAAATTTTTCAAAAGCATTTTCTACATGACTCAAATAAAATCCCAATGTTGACCGGATGAACCAACGTTGTGATTCATCTAATGATTTGAATTTTAATTCGCCGGCTTCACCTAAAAATTCTATTGGTACACGGAAAACAGATGCGATTTCTTTAACGGATAAATTAAATTGGGAAACAAGATCTGAGTCAACAGCGTTCATTGTAAACGATTGATATTTTATATCATTATCAAGTATTGGCGTTTTGCCATTCTGAGCATCTTCCCATGCCTTTTTAAGACGTTTGGCAGCTTCAACAGGTAATGGTTTTGGCGTAGTTAATAAACCGGCTGGTCGCCCCATATTTGCAAAAAATTCATTAACATTGTTTTTTATAGATTGCTGAGTTGCCATACCCAAAGCCGCAGCAACAAGTGGACTCTGACCGATTAATGGGTGGGTCGGTGTAAATAACCGAATATGAAGTACGTCCCGTTGCGGAACCATTGTCCCATCGCCTATTTCAGATTTACTTAAATCAAACGATGTAAAATGATAGAAAATTTCGCCAGTTTCCTGAACGATATGCGGAGTACAACTTCTGCCGGGTAATGGGTGTAACGAATTTATAGCGCCTCGTTTATCTCGTGTCGCAATAGCATAGCAGTTACCGGTTAACAGTAATTGCATCATCGTATATAAAATGAAATCGCTTCGTGTTTGATAACGATTCGGATTCCTAAGAACATGAAAAGCTGAAGATTTTATTTTTTCCTGGCCACCGTGCTCACCTTCTTTAAGGTGATTAATGTTTAACCTGGCCATTTCTTCAGAAATTAATTTCACACAGGCATATACCGTGGATACTTGCATAGCATCGTGTGAAGAGGGTGGGCCATCACCCATTTGAAACCATTGCGGATTATTTCGCCAACCCGCAGTTCCGCCACCAAAACTTAACCAACTTTTATTTCTGTTTTGACCACCGAACCATTTTGTCGGATTAAGTATCCTTGGTAGACGCATCGGACACGGCCTTTACGTTAGATTTAGATGTTGATTTCCCGGTAGTTGCTGACGAAGCTTTACGCGAAGATTTATTCTTAGTCGTTACCGGTTTACCGTTAGACGACCCACTAGGGTTCATAACTTTCGTGTCATATGACGCACGATTGCCTTGTTGCACGTTATCACCTTTTAATATCAATACCCGTTTATTAGTGCCAACTTGTTCAGGCTCACAATCAGATTCATTAACACGTGTTGCCCGTTTTTCTTGGTCACACATAAAACTGGCCATTGTTTCATGAGGTGCGTTGAAAACCTCTCCTTTATCGAATTCTTCACCCATATACACGAACCCGCCTTTTTTGAGTTTAACTGGAATTCCCATTGGCATCTCCAAAAAATTAAAGAACCCACCCTAATTAAAGGGTGGGAACTATGTTAAACAAACAACCTTACCAAGTGGCAGCGGTCAATAGGTAAGTACCTAAGATATGGCGGTGACCCCAATCGATTCCCATCTTCAGACGAATAGCAACTGCGTCCTGTTGATACATTGAAGCGATGCGACCGGCGCCTTCATAAGCAATTCCGGCAGCAGCAGCGGTGTCAACTTCTTCACCAATTGTGGGTGCAGGAACAGTATCGTCCATAACCAGAGTCGCATCTTCGCTAATGGACAGGGTAGGCGCGTAATCAGAAGCAATAATTACCTGGGAAGCATCAGTAAGGATCACTTCTGTAGCAGTGACATTGGTAGAAGTGATTACTGGATACATACCCAACATACCATTGGCAACTTCTGGGAAGGCTTTGTTACCGGCACCATCACGTAGATGAGCTAATGAATTCAGCCGAATTGGATTCATGATCCAAACAGGCGTTATCATTGGAACATTGGCCGCAATAAGCGCAGCGGTCATGGTCTTAAGATCCGTATCAATATTGGCCAGTGTGTCACCCGCAGAAACAGAAGTAGCAGCACCGTTTAACAGACCTGCAGGTGAAACACCTGCAACAACCGCATCCGCAGAAACGAAGATTGCATCAACAGTTTCACCAGTTCCGGCAATAATGTCATCCTGTATCAACTGCAGGGCAGATGGTGAAGACTTGGACAACAACTCATTAGTAGCTGGTATAATAATAGCAGCCTTTTTAGGCGTCAGTTCCAAATCATCAAACGCTAACGCGCCAACAGGAATAGCTTTGTTCTGACCGATGAATGAACCTTTAGCACCACCCGTTTGGCGTGGGATCTTGATACTTGAATCACCCGCAAATTCCATCTGACGACCAGGGAAACGAGCAACGATTGACGCAGCACGTAACATCTCGATAAACGCACTATTTGCTTGATTAACAGTTGCAAGTTCCGCAGCCCAACCAGTAGTCACCGAATCACCCACAGCAACAGTTGCACGTTCGATAACCTTTGCGGGTATACGAAGGATTGCAGACATTTCTTCATCACCCATCACTTGCTTACAATAGTCAGCCGCATCGCTACGGTTGCCATTGCTCATGTATAAAGCATGCGCCTGCCGAGCCAGAAAAAGGTTTGGATTAGTATTCGCTGTTGCCCGGGCACCGGCGCCCGCAGGTGCTTTCTTTTTAGGAACACCGTCGTCGTCCAATTCTTCAACGGGTTGTACTTTTGATTTGCCGATAGCTAATTCCATGCGTTCGAAATTTCCGATTTCAATATCGATAGTCTTAATCATCGATTCGTTACTGTCAAAATCAGACTGTTCTTCATCAGTAAAACCGCGCTCTTCATCTTCTGCAAGCTTCATCAATGCTTCCATTAATTCCACATGCTTCAAACGTTCGTCACGCTTAAGTTTAATTTTCTTAGTGATATCCATTATGGATTCTCCGAGATTTAGTTAATATTATATTTATAGTTTTGTAACGTGCTATCTCGCACTAATTTTTAACAATGACATTTTATTTTTCTGAGCCCGCAGTAGATCTATCTCGATCTTTGGTTCTGCAGATTCAGAGGTAAATAATAACTTCGTATCATTGTCGGAAAGATTGAATGATTTTGCGATTTGCAAGGCTTCCTGGTTCATGCCCACACTGACCAAACTAGCCTCATATAGACTTGGGTTATTTAGATTATAACCTTCGAAATTTCCATTTTCATCATATCTGGCTTCATACGAACCAGCACTAAAACCAACAGAAACAGCTTTTAATATTTTTTGTGCAACAAGTGAACGAACGGTGTCGATTAGATCAGATGTTCCTTTTTCAGCAAGTTTTAAATACGCAACTAACTGATTTTTCTCAACTTTTACACGATCCCATACGCCAACAGGTGTCTTATGATCATGCATGAATAGAGTTATTGGATTTTTCTTGAAGTCCTTCAACTCCCAATCTTGCGAAACAACATCACCCTCTCGATCAATTGTATCTGTAGAAAGTATAAATTTTAAAGGATTATCTGGATCTTGGTGGCCGACTTTTTCTATTGACAAGATATCAATTGATCTTTGTTTCATTGGAATTACCACTTGGCATAATGAAATAATGCGAAGCGTAACATATTGATTATATGTTTGTAAACTTTAATGAAAAAAGGCCGTAACCGAAGATACGACCTTTTCTTTTACACAACCAGACCTTCGACTACCCGGGCATACATCATCTAAACTAACCACAGTATGTTGTCAAGAACATGAACCAATTAACCACATATGACTTTATCAACACCCATAAAAAAGCCGTTACCCGAGGGTAACGGCTATATCATCTAGTCAATCTGTAAATTACCAATCAAATGTTACCATCAAACTAATAAATCAAAAACTATCCGTCAGATTATTATGCGTTGATTGATTGATGATCGAAATCAAAAAACGTGACAACTGAGACTTTCTAACGGCCATTTTTTCAAACTTTCGTTTTCCAGCAACACGGAGGTCATCAACAACATGCAGCGAACTATACAGGATAAATTTTAAATGTAAACACTTTTAAAATAAAAAAAAAAGCCGCTAATTTAATTAGCGGCTTCAAAGTTATAACCATAGAAACTTTATACCCGGATGAGGACTTTCATTGGTGGATAAGTTTTCGATTCGTAGCCGCACGCCAGTACAACTCCTGGTGTCCAATTATCCACATTAATTCGGTAATAACTAACCAAATCATACGTTTGCTTGCCAGTATGGAATGCGGCCATACAATTCTGAATACCTGAGTTTCCGTCTTTATCGCCAGCGGCGGCCATTGTCACATGGTCAGAGCCAGTATAGACTGGCATGTTT